AGTATAAATATACTGACGGTGACTTTTCTCATACATTTAAAAAATCTGAAAAGATAGACACACCATCTAAAGTACCAGGTAGCTATACTAAAGCTGAGATACTAGCACTTATGGATGAGGCTCACTGGGATGATATGTTTAATAAAAAACATAATGTTTACAAGAACCCGCCAGCAGTAGATACAGTTGATAATAGTTTTGATGTATCAGCTCTAGCAGACAGCTAATGACCGAACAATCCAACAAGGAGATGATTATAGAACTCCGAGGTGAAATCAAACTCATTCATCAAAAGATAGATACATTAACAAATAACCACATGCATCATTTTACCTTGGACCTCAATCGTCTAACAAAGTTTTTGGTAACCATATCTACTATATTATTTAGTGGATTAATAACCCTACTGTATCGATCATTTATGTAAATGGGATTACGCAATAATCGTGGCTTATATGCGGAACTTACAGCACTAGCATACTTAGCCAAAGATCCTAACGTCTTGTGCTTTACAGCTGCTGGTAATTTAGGTCCAATAGATTTAGTTTCCATACACAAGCAAACAGGTGAACACAAATATTATGATGTAAAATATGCATCACAAAGAATTAATTGTAAACCAACACACAACCCAAGAATAAACAGAAGTTTGTCTGCAGCACAACGTAAACTTCCAATGAAAGTAGAAATAATTTATGTCGATGATAACGGATCAATCAGCTTTTGAAGCAGGTCATAATAAATGGCCCAACTTTTCATACAAAGAACTTGCATGTCAGCACACTGGCACTATGAATTTAGATGAAGATTTTTTGATAGCTCTGCAAGAGCTAAGAGATGCTTACGGTAAGCCAATGAAAATTACATCAGGTTACAGATCACCAGAGCATCCTATCGAAGCCAAGAAGTCCAGTCCAGGATACCACAGTCTCGGTGCTATTGATGTTGCCGTAAGTGGTGAAGATGCAGTTCATCTGTTAACAGTGGCATTAAATCTTGGCTGGACAGGTATTGGTATTAACGTGCCATCTTTTATTCATCTTGATCGTAGGCCTGCTAAAACAATATGGAAATATTAGTATGTTAAATTTACTTATTAAACCTCTACTAGGCGTTGCTGGTGATGTTGTTACTGGCATTGTAGAAACTAAAAAGAAAAAAGCTGAAGTTAAATTAAAGAAGATAGAAGCTGAAGCAGCTCACATGGACAAAGTTATTGCTGGTGAGGCTGAATGGGAATCTGCTGCTGTAAAACAAATGGCAGGATCTTGGAAGGACGAGGTAAGTTTAGTAGTGCTGCTTTTGCCAGCCGTTCTCGTATTCGTTCCTGGCTGTCAAGACTTTGTAAAAAATGGTTTTGTTGCATTACAGGAGCTGCCAACTTATTATCAAAACTTATTATACATTGCTATCTCTGCAAGCTTTGGCATCAAAGGAGCTGGATCAGCGGTCAAGCTATTTAAAAAATAATGTTCTGGATAATAACAGCAACCATGTTGTATTTCGACACAACTGAAATACAGAGAACAGAATATAATTTAAGGATGTTTCAAGATGACCAGAGCTGTCATCAATTCATCTATGAAAATAAAGTTTTATTAACAAGATCCTTGTTCGAAAGATTTTCTATACATGACGGTAATGAAATGAAGTCATTTGAATTTTGGTGTGAATCTAGGCCTTATCCTGAAGTATGAAACTAAGTGAAAATACAGCTATCAGTATGCCTGCTCGTAATCTTATTAGTATTATCGGAGCATGTATGATCGGAGCTTGGTTTGGCTTTGGTGTTATTGAAAGACTTAATATTATAGAAACTGAGCTGCAGCTGATGCAGCAGGACTTGCTTGAGGCTTCTACACAAAAACCTATCGACCAGGAGCAGTTTATGTTGCTTGAGTTTCTTTCTAAAGAACAAGATAAGCTAAAAGAAAAAATAGAAGAAGAAGTGCCAAACATAAAAAAGAACGACATGACAATTCAATTCCACGAAGAACGTATTATAGATTTGGAAGAAAAAAATGGGCCTAATTGAAACTGTTATAGTTCTCACCTTGTATGTGTATGACGGTGATAAAAAAACTATTGAAGGTTGGTATCATCAGGAAAATATTGGCAAGTGTTTGGAGGCTAGACGTATAGCTGAACGTAACTCAGGAGAGCAAGTTCAATACACTTGCACCTTAGAACAATGTGAAATGTCTGTGGACCAAACTGGTGTCAAGCATTGTGATAAAATTTTAGATTAGGTATTTACATGGCTAAAATTAAAAATGCCAATATTGGTAAATGTAGCGTTTGTGAACGTGACATCTGGAGAGCTGAACCTGGTTGGGTAGTCATGCCTCGTGATGCTATTTATATTGATTATGTGTGCCATACTGCTGATCCCAAAACAGATTGTTTAGCACATTACGGTACTCCAAAAGCACCATTATAAAAAATAATAAAAGTTCAGAGGTGCAATGTAGGTGCAGCTATTTCTGTAAGCTAAGTATACTAACAAAAACCTTACGTGTGGGTACTACTCGAACACGTGTCCTTCCCTAGAAAATCCCCAAAAATCAAGATATATCACTTTTGGCACATCTTAAAATTTTTCCCAAAAAACCAATAAAAAAGCCATTTCTTTTTTGCAAGAGGTGCAGATGCAGGTGCAGGTACTTGTATTGTTACTCGAAAAGCACTATATGTTTTATATGATTAATGATAATCAAAACATGTGGTGGCGTAGTTCAGTTTGGTTAGAACGCTTGCCTGTCACGCAAGAGGTCGAGGGTTCGAGTCCCTTCGTCACCGCCACAACAGAAAGAAGTAACGATGATTACGGTACAAGAAGTTAAATCACGAAATGTTTTTCGTGTGCGTGGTCCACAAGGAACAAAATCTTACAACATTACTAAACTTGGTAAACGATTAGCTCGTGTTCAGGCACAAGCTTACGCTGATGAAGTCAATCATGCTATACACACAAAAGCTGTAGAATTTTTTTACAGTGAGTGGACGTTGCTACAAGCAGTAGAAGAATTTTATGTAGATTTTGCTAGATTAAAAAGAGCCAAAGAATCACTTGGTAGATATAAAAATGAACTAAAAAGAATAGTAGGCACTGATGGTAACAAGACTCCCTTCTCAGATATTCTAATTAAAACATTTAAATTACAAGATGCAGACAAAATTGTTGATTATTTGTATAGCCAAGATTGGAGAAGCAAAGCTGTAAAGCGTACATTAACAAGTTTGAAATTTGCATTTAGATTAGCAGTCAAAAGAGATTGGTTAAAAGTAAATCCTATGGCTGAATGGAAATGGGATGTTGGTACTGATGAAGCAGACACAGCAATTAAAGAGGAAGGTGAAGTAATCATTCCTGCAAAATCTGAAGTTGCTAAATTATTACGAGAAACTAAAGATCCAAAATTTAAGTTGTTTTATCAAGTGGCTGCTACTACAGGTTTAAGACCGTCTGAGCTTTGTGGACTTACCTGGTCTAACATTGATTTTGCCAACAACTTTATCTATGTAAAGCAGCAGCGTGATCAAAGTAATAATCTTACTACACGTTTAAAGACTAAAAACTCTGATAGAAGAATACCTTTGGTCAAAGAAACTAAAGAAGCTTTGTTACAATATCAATCAATGCAAACTGTAAAATCATGGCTTGGTCACAATGGTGGTCCTGGTATCAAAACAGATTTAGTTTTTGTTACAGTCAAGGGTAATAGCTATGCACGTCAAAGGGCATGGGAGAACTTTCAACGACACAAAAGATTAGCTGGTGTTGATATTGCTAAAAGCTTGTACACGTTAAGACACTTTTATGCATCCAATCTAATTGATGCTCACAAAAAAGGTAACATCAGCTTTTTAGAAATCTCAAGATTTATGGGCCACCGTAGTTATGAGTTCACTGAAACAATCTATGGTCACTTGATACGTGACATGGAAGCTGATCAAAAGGTTGTTGACGATCTTTCACAAACCTTGTCTTTTGCCTAATTTTAGGGGGGTGCTGTGGTATCAGTGCCTCCTGTTTCGTCAATCCTCGTGCATCTGAGAGCCTTTTTTTTGAGCAAGTTACGCAAAAAACTTGCTCTAAACCATGTTCATTGTAATCCCAGGTAAAAGCTTTGTGCTGCCTTAATACATTAAAAATCTTTTTACAGCAGTCACATTTAAGTTGATCATCTCTCATTCTTCTAAGTACGGATCTCTAAATAGACGGTCAATGACAGCTCCTCTGATAGTGGTTGGTGTGCCATCCTGTTTACGTCTTACAGATGATTGCATGCGTGCCAATGCATCACCTGGTTCTTTGTAACATTGTAATCTAAACGTCAGATCCTCTGATACTTCTTTCAATAACTCATGGTAGTCTGTGCCGTATTTAAGTTTAGGAAACAATTTAATAACACGCAGGTTGCCATTCTTATCATACTGTGCATTTAGGTGTGTGCTTACATTGTTATAAACAAATCTTACAGTAACACCTGCACGTCTATTCTCATCAATCTCAAACATATCAGGTTCACTGTTGGACATTGATAGCCTCTATGGATCTGTATTTACCTGGTATAGATTTTACACGACCAGTTTTTATTAAACTTTTTACAATGTATGAGGCTTGGCTTTTTGACTTCCAACCCATGTGTGTTGAAATTTCATGTAAGCTTGGACTGTACCCCTCCTCTGCCCAAAAGAACCTTATGTAAGTTAAAACCTTTTTTTCATTTTTAGTCATTTAATTGGTCTTATCTTTCCTAACTTTTCTTCTTTTTGTAATGCATCTGCCATAGCTGCATAATTAATAATATCTACCCAGTTATCTTCTAAGTAATTGTCATGTGACCTACTTAATTTTTCAACAATCATCATCTTACAAATATCTGAACCCTGCACAGGAGCTTGAATTAATTGTGTCAAGCTCTGTGCAGTTCTTTTGAAACGTTCAACAAAATCTCCGTATTGCGTTCCACGTTCTTCAAACGTCTTAATGGCTTTTTCTAGAATCTTCATTAAAACGGCACTTCATCTTCTAAGTCAGCATTGCTGTTATAAGAAGTTGCTTCAGGTTTCTTATCTTCATTTTTAGATACACTTACAGATAGGTGTTGCGTACCTTTTTTATCTTCTTGCATCCAAGCAGCAGCTCTATAATTAGAGTCACCATTTAATGTTGCAGGTCCTGTATACTTTGGCGGATTTGACTTAAATTTAGTTGGATCAGCTGGATACAGTTTGATCGTTGTTTTGTTTTTGTTGTCGTCCATTTTCTATGCTCCCTTCAAGCAGTTTGTTAGAAATTTTTGCGTATGATTGTCCTAATGCTTTATGCAACTTAGGTATGTTTTGTTTTACATCATTAAGAAATGGTTGATGTGACTCTGCCACAGCTTCTAGTGCAGCTACTTGTGATGCACTTTCAAATTCTCTCATTATAGACTCAGCCTGTATTTTATACTCCATAGCTTCATCGTCAGTTGGTAGTGGTAAACCGTCTTTAAACCACAGGTGTAGACCAAGACCATGCATTGCTAGGCATTTAACTAAGCAGCGTTGCTTGGTGTTTGCTATGTCAGATGATGCAGGGTTTTTTATTGAGTTGTTTCGATTGTCTGTAATAGCTAACCACATCTCTCTTGTAATACCATCAATAGTCATTTCACAAGCTACTGATGCAGTTTCATCTTTGTAATACAAACAATCAATGCCATCCCACGTTTTAAAATGATACGTGGCATCAGGATATTTTTCGACAGTAAGCTTCCAGGCGTAAGACCAGCCCAAGTAACGCAGGCCGTTCTTTTCTTCTACATAGTCCTGTATGTCTATTTTAGATAGTGTTTGCCACACGTTCAGCTTTTTCTTTTTTAATTGCCCTTGCTCTTTAGTTTGCATTGATCCTCCTGTTTGCTGCATTAAAATCTTTGATTGCCATTTCTTTAAATTTATCTCCAATGTTCCACAAAAAATTATCAAACTTAGGTTCAACTAAACTCAGTAATACATCTACATTGCCTTCTGCTATGCGTAGCAGCTGCTCTCTGCGTCTAGTAATTTGTGCATAATGTTCCAGATGATCTTCCATAGCTGCCACTGTTAGTAAGTCACAGTTACCTGGCTCAAAAATGTAATGTTGTTCTTCATTTACATAAACTAAAAATGGTTTTTTCTTTGTTGCTGCCCAATAAAAACTGAGCTGTCTAGCGTGTGCTAGTTTTGGTGTATGTAGTTTTTGTGTAGTTATTGAACGTGTGCCGTCTTTTTTTATTGGATTTATTTTAGGGGGGAGTGTTTTAATCTCAACGACACACGTATTGTTCTCTAGATCAGTACGACCTAAAGTATCAATTTCAGCATTAAAATTATAATATCTATTAGCCTCAGCTTCTATCTCACCTTGTAAGGACAAACTTTTTACAGCCTTGTTTAGGTTAACCAACATATCATTAGCAACTTTTTTATATTTGTTATGAGTATCAAGCTGCTTGTCGGTGTAATCTAGGTCTGCTTCTTTAAGTTCAACATGCATTTCTGCAGCAGACTCTAGTAATGATTGTTTTTTATTTATTATTTTTTTTGACGCAAAGGTCCATATAACATCAGCCCAGGTACGACTAATAGCATTACCTACCCCAGCTCCAAGTATTGCTTGTGGACCAACTTCAAACTGTCTACGTATTGCTTGGTTACATTTAAAATAACGCCACACATAAGCATCATCAGTTAAATAATATTGTGATGGACTATGATGATTGTAATCTAGCTCTTTAAGGTTGTATGTTTTTTTGTTGCTAACAATTTCATCAAAGGTTCTTACATTTTGCATGAATTAATCTTAGGTTTAAAAGAGCAAAACTGTAAAGACTTTTTTGGCACTAAATGCCAAATAGGTAGAACGATTTATGTTAAATATGTGTATGATTTGTTACCAAAAAGGCACTAAGATTTAATACTATAATTTATGGATGCACCCAAATAGGTCTAGCAGCAACGTAATCAATAAAATGTATGTTTATAATTTCACTTACTGGAAACGGATATGACCTTTGATTAGCTGTGTCACCAATTACTAAATAAGGCTCTTTCATTCCAATGGGTGTGCTGTAGCTTATAACCCTGCCAACCCACGATCTTTTACATTTTGTGGTAAAAAATATTGGCATATTTAAAGAACTTAATAAACCTGTATTCGTAGGTTCATTGGGTTGTTTTTGTATTAAATAAACAGCTTTAGTGGCGTTACCAAAGAAATTTTTATGTTTTTGCATAGAAGTGTATGCCCAATGGCTCTTAGCAAATGCTGGAATACAGTAAAATTGATAGGGTTGAGCATCAAATTTGACAGCTAGGTCATCTTCCTCACACGGCACAATATCAATAGTTTTTACAAAATCAATTGGCACTTCATAAAAATCAGTCCAATTCATTTGATATTGTTTAGCAATATCTTGAGCTAATTTTAAAGGAATAGACCTTTTACCATTTATAATACGGTTAAGATGTGGTCTAGAATACCATTTTAATTTATCACAATACCGTTTGTACAGCTCATCCACGGTAATTTTATGCATTTCTAATAACACTTTCACGTTATTACCCGTCCCTTTAAAATATTGTAAAAGATTAGACATAATTCTTACTAGTATTGTTTCAATACCTCAATTTATAAAATAAATAATATGTATAAATATTACCAATTTGGTAATAAATTTCAAACTTTTTTGACACAGCTTATTGTACTTAAATGGTACAAAACTGTTCTAATGCATATTTGGCACAACTCATTAGTGTCTAATAATGTACCTAAAAGATTACAGAAATCTTAAAAATTATTCTTACAAAAAATTAGCAAATGAACTGGGCATATCTAGCGGTGTAGAGGTCATGTACTACTGCAAAGGCCAACGATTTCCATCGTTAAAAAATTTAATAAACATAGAAACAAAAACTAATGGTGCTGTTACTGCTAATGATTTTGTTAAGTATGTAAGAGAACATTGTGCCTAAAAAATTTGATCATACTAAATATAGATTAGTCAAAATTATGTGGAAAGATGCACAAGATTTTGACAATGGTTGGCACGATCTAAAAAAAATACAAGCTGCACCAACAGAGCCTGTACAGAGCATTGGTTGGTTAGTCACTGATAAGGATGATCGTGTGGTGTTGTCTGCTGATTTTTGCAGTGACGGAACATCTGGCAGGGCTATAGCCATACCTAAAACCTGGTGTCTAAAAATTACTGATCTGCAAGAGGTGGTTAATGATAGTTGAGCTAGAGTGGTACGAGTGGCAAGCAGCAGCTGAGGTCGGCATCAGACGCAAGTCAGAGTCTATACGCCATGGTCATAAAGATAAATACGGTGTTAATTTTACACCGATTACTGATCCAGGGTGGCAGGTTATCTCTGCGTGTTCAGAAGCTGCGGTGTGTAAAGGTCTTAACATTTACTACGACAGCTCTGTCAATACTTTTGAACGTGCTGATGTGCTGCTAAAAAATCATAAGATAGAAATTAAATCACAGCTGCATCATCTCATTGATGACAAGAAGCATCAAAACTACTTGGTTGCACGTCCTAACTATGACTCTGATACAAAGTATTTGCTGGTCCTGGTGCATAGCCTTACACGATATGAGCTGTGCGGTTTTATGACAGGTCTTGAATGTAAACAGGATAAGTGGCTAGGTGCAGTCTATGGCCGTCCTGCTATCTTTCGTGTGCCGTTAGATGTGTTGCATGATGTAAGGATACTGATGACATGAATAGTTTAGAAAAGTTTATTCGTGAGGACATATCACCTGCTGCAAAGCTCGTGTATTTATACCTGGAGGGGCATTTTTATACTCATGGTAAATGTTATCCACGGCATCAAACTATTGCGTCAGATTTGCACATGTCACGCAGGACTGTGATTAGATGTATTAACGAATTAAAAGAGCATAAGTTCTTGAAATCTAAGAGGTTGCGGAGTAGCTGTGCATATCTTCCCATCAATGATGTGTCAAAAAGTGTATATATTAGTAAACCCTCTATATCTAATAAAGATATATCTAGAACGATAGCTCATGTTGGTAAGAACCTAAAGTCTAATTACAGGCAGAAGGTCCAAGCTATCAAAAAGGGGCATGCTCTATCAAATGCAGATCAAAAGAAGGTCGATGACTTCCTCAAACGGTTCGATAAATACGATAGGCCTACGCTGCTCCAATTGATATTTGAAGATAAAATTGAATTACCTGAAGGAGTAAAACCTTTGTGGTTACAGCAGAAACCCTAGCTGATTGGTTTGAGGAGGCTATCCAAACTGATCGTAAACTGCCTCCTGCATACAGGAAAGGCTACTCTGCTATGCGTTTTGAGATCAAGCATGACGTGACAGAACATGGAGCTGCGGTAACACGCAGGCCCAAGATAGCAGCATCCAGTAAACAAATTGCACGGTATGAGTTCTTGCTGTTTAACATCACGCCAATGTTATCAAAAGAGGAACGTAAAATTGTATGGTTGCGTGGGTTGCGTGTGCCGTATGTGCGTATTGGTCGTAAGATGGGAATGCATCGTCATACGGTTAAAAAAAAATACATTGAAGCTTTGGTCTTTATAAAGTTGTTGATTGCATTGGATAAAAAACTGTTTGCCAAAGTCGACAAAATCAAGTAACTCTTAAAGCATACTAGAACAAGTATGTTCATTTAATAATTTTCATAGATATGGTAGGACGACCACTGCACAGCAAACGTTGTGGTGCTTATGCACGATCAACAGGATTACCATGTAAAGCTAAGGCATTAAAGAATGGTCGATGTCGTAATCATGGTGGCCTGAGTGATTGGAACGCCAAGACAGCACAAGGTAAATACAAAGCAATATTAAATTTAAAAAATGTTAAAAGAGAAACTATCGAGCATTATCGAAAGATTGCAGAAGGGAGAAGCTCTCTCCAAGATATGCAAGGACAAGGACATGCCAGCAGTAACGACAGTCTACAGTTGGATGAAAGACGATGATGATATTAAGAAAGATATAATGGATGCACGACAGCTGGGTGCATGGTCATTGATTGACCAGATGAATGAGCTGTTGCAGACTGATGTCGAACCACAGAAGGTACAGTGGCAACGAGAGAAGCTGCATCACTTTAGATGGTTAGCATCTAAGTTGTTGGTTGGTACGTTTGGTGACAAGCTGCAATCAGAAGTTAAACAAGATACGAACATGACAATTAGTTGGGGAGTTCCTGCTGACAATAATGCTGGGTAGTCATCCGTATATAACATAGGGCTGCACGGTTACGCACACGTGTCATGGAGTTCGTGCCATCTGCAAGGTGCAGCATCAGGTGCAATGTTTAATTTTTTGTTGGTATCCCTGGCAACAGGACACGACCAATAGTTTTGTAATTAATATAAACGCTAGGAAAACTGCGGTGTCGGTACGATGTCAAAATTTCGATTCCCATAACACCGATACCCCGAAAAAACGGTCTGCGTTAGATAGATATATATAATAGGAGTTCAAGGTATCCCTGGATGGATGAAGATTTAAAAGATTTACTGGCAATGGTGTTTTACGATCCACAGTCAAAAAGCATTATGATTAACATTTGCGGTTTCAGAAATGATTTGCATGGCAAACATGTATCCGATTGGGTACTGGATCAATTAAATATAGACGCACTAGATTTATATTCTGAGAAGCCACCAACTATACACTAATGCATATTAACATTCCCTACGAGCCAAGAGAGCTGCAATCGGAAATCCATCAGAACCTATCGAAATATCGATGGGCTTTGCTTTCGATACATAGACGTGCAGGCAAGAGTGTTTTATGCATCAATGAGCTTATTAAGCGTGCTATAACTAATCCTAAATGGAATCCTAGATATGCATACATCGGCCCAACTTATAAACAAACAAAGTCAATTATTTTTGACTATTTAAAATTCTACGCTGGTGTCATTCCTGGAGTTAAATTTAACGAACAAGAATTAAGCTGCACGTTTCCCAATGGTGCAAAAATTACACTTCTGGGATCAGAAAATCCTGATAGCCTTCGTGGTTCATACTACGATGGTATTATTTGTGATGAGTATGCACAGGTCAATCCGAGATTGTTTCCTGAGATTATTCGACCTGCATTATCAGACCGTAAAGGTTTTTGTTATCTCGTTGGTACACCCCAGGGCATGAGCAATGATTTTTATGCCAAGTACCAGCACGGTCTAAAAGATAAGAGCTGGTACGTTAAAGTAGCCAAAGCATCGGAAACAGGCATTGTTGACCAAGAAGAATTAGATGCTGCCCTGGACCTGATGGGTAAAAAAAAATTTAGGCAAGAGTTTGAATGTGATTGGGTAGCTGCACTAGAAGGAGCTATCTACGGAGATATTTTAGAAAAGATTGAAAACAAGGGCCAGGTAGGACGTGTACCTCACGATCCAACACACCGAGTATCAACAGCCTGGGATATAGGCATCTCAGATAAAACCGCTATTATATTTTTTCAGATAATAAATCGATCAATAACTATTATAGATTATTACGAAAACAGTAACGAGGGTTTACCCCACTACATCAATGTTATTAACAGCAAGGATTACATTTACGAAGATCATTATGGACCTCACGATTTAGAACAGCGTGAGTTTACCAACGGCAAGTCCAGGCGTGAAATAGCATACGAGTTAGGTTTGCGTTTTAAGATAGTGCCAAAGCTGAGTATTGAAGATGGCATCCACTATACGCAGCTGTTGCTAAACCGTTGTTGGATAGATGCCGACACTTGTAAAAAATTAATCGATAGTTTGAGAGGCTATCACCGTAAGTACAATGAGAACTTACAAATCTTTCATTCTAAACCTGTACACGATCATACGTCACACGCTTGTGATGCGTTGCGTTGTTTGTCTGTTGGGTTGCAAGAATTAAAAGGAGATCAGCAAGCTCCACAAAAATTTGCTGACAGTAACTACAATCCATTAGGAAGAAATTATGAGCAGATTATTTAAACCAAAAATTAGTATGCCAGCACCGCCACCAGTACAGAAACGTGTTGAATACAAACCACCAACTATGCAGCTGCCATCTGAGACCGAGGCAGAAACAACCACACCTGAGCCTGATATAGAAACACAAGAAGCAGAAATGCAAATTGCAAAAAAGAAAAAAGGCAAGAAGTCAACAATTATGACATCAGCTCAAGGCTTAACAACTGATGCTGATATTTATACACCAACATTGCTAGGATAATATTATGGGATTGATGACAAAACTTATTAAAAAAGCAGCAGACGATGGTTTGTTTCCTGTCCAACAAGTAAAAAAACTAGCAGATAAAAAGAAAATGCCAGTGCAACAAGTAGCTAAAATGGCAAAAGAAAAAAAACTGCCAGTGCAACAAGTAGCAGCTCAGGCTAAAGACAACGTTGAAACAGTTGCTTCAACAGCAAAAAAAAACAAAAAGAAAATAACTGCAGCAGCAGAAATTTCTGGTGCTGGTTCAACATTACTAGGATAAAATTATGTCACTATACGAAAATATAAACAAAAGAAAGAAAGCTGGTACATCCAGGTCAAAATCTAAATCAACTATTACGGCAAAGTCTTACGCTAATATGCAAGCAGGCTTTCCTAATTCCAAAAAAAATAAAAAGAAAACAACATTAATGGGGTAAATTATGGCTTACGGACCAGGTAAAACTACAAAAAAAATGTCAGGTAAGAAAAATCTAGCTGGCATGTACGGTGATAAAGGCAAGGTCACTCGTGGTGATATAATCACAGCCGCAAAGAAGAATAAGAAAAAAACCTTGATGGGTTAGATGGCTCGTAGAGAACATCCAAGTGCGTGATATAACAGAAACAAAAGACTTTTCAGCTATGCTTGATTTTTTAAAAGATCAAGAGTTTGCTTATATTGACGAACACAAAGATATTTTAGATTGGTCTATTGCATTTAAATTTATAAACAAAGATAAAACTCTTGGCTATGTGTGGTTGTATGCATTGGCTGAAGAAGATAACAACTATTTAACACACATGTGTATTGATAAAAAATATCAAGGACGTGTGTTAACAAAACATATTGTTAACAAATTCTATAGTCTAGCCTATGGATATGGAGCAGATGTTTTAAAAGCTGAACAAATAAACAAAAAATTAATTGATTTATACAAAAGGATTGGTTGGCAAGAACACGGTCAACAATCTGCATATATTCAATTACCTTACTTATGGAGAATAAATCATGGGAAGTAACCCTTTTAAAAAAATTAAGAAAGCTGTAAAGAAAGTTGTAGCTAAAGTTATTGATGTGCCATCACCACCACCACCACCACCACCAGCTCCAGAGCCAGAGCCTATTCCAAAACCAACCCCAGCTCCAGTTCCGACACCTGAACCTACAGTTGAACCTGATCCAATAGTAACAGAAACTTTTACTCCTGAACCAACTGCAACACCTACTCCAGATCCAGTGGCTGAGACTACCGCTACTCAAGACACGGAACAAACTGTACAACGTAAGAAAAAGGGTCGAAAAAATTTAATAGCCACAGGCAGTCAAGGCCTTGGTGGTGAACCCACAACATACAAAGCAACACTACTAG